TCAACTGATATTGCCTTATCCTTCAATAACTTTTCTCTTGCCTTGCTTGTTCCACGCCAATACACAACCGGATTAATCATGTAAAATCCCCTTTCGCCAGACAGTAGTTTTAGTTGCTTCAACATTGATATTGAATTGGTCATTTGCTGAACGCTAATACCTATGCTTTCACAAATATCCTTTCGGTCTTTAGCTTCAAGAAATACCCTTCCAGTATCATATTCTGCAATACAACAAAGCATTGCTAGTACACTTTTATCTACATTTGAAGTAACTTTTAAAAACCCCGATAAATTATCAATATAGGTTATATAAAAATTATTTACTTTTACACGAGTAGAGTATTTTTTTGTAATACGCTTTACTTCTCCAGTTTCTTTATTGAAAGTTTCCTCAGTAAAATCATAAAATCGCTTCCTTAATGTCTCTTTTTTGCTCGGCATAATTAAACAATATTAGCATAGTCAACCCTTGGCATACTACCGGACAGAATTGCATTACCACAAGTGATAAGTCCTAAATCTTCATCATAGCTTGGAACAAACACAATAACATCAAATCCAGCAGATTTTAGGTACATTTCGGCATTTTTATAAGGAGTAAAAGCCTCATAACCGCCAGTTGTAATTATTCCGTTCGATTCACAACTTTGCGTTTTATGCAATGGTGTTATTTTGCACATAAACTTTTTAGGGTCAAACAATTCCAAAAGTTTTTCAGCATCAATAATGTAATTGTCTGCAAGCGCAAAATTAAGGGCGTATTTTCTGCCAACTGGATCAGGCAATAAATATCCTAATTTTGAAATTTCAAGTAAGGATAAAGAGTTTCCAGAAAACATTTCATTTCTCTGTTCATCATCGGTGCTGTTAATCGAAAACTGTAATCCAGCATCCCCTCTAAATCTTTCGTTTTTAATGTCGCACCACAAATTCAGGTATTCGAAAAGCCTTGCATTGTTTTTAGGCAACATTGTTGAAATAACAGGATGAATCATTGAGTTCCCGATATACGGTTTTACAATTTTGTGTAAATCAAAAGCGTGGTCAATTACACTAAAATTAAATGTTGGTTCTCCCATCCTAGCATAATGCAAATTCAGTCTTTTTGTTCCAGTAATTTCAGGGTGTAATTTCAACCCTTCAATCAATTGGTTTTTAAGGTCGTTGTAAGTTGCGTTTGTTCCTTTTCCAACTTTCGGTACATCACAAAACTTGCAATTCATAGAGCAGCCATATTGTGTACTTACTGTAATCACCCATTTTTCAGTAAGTGGCATTATTTCGCCGTTTGGCACTCCGTTTATTTCTCGTGTAATTCCTAAAAAATCGGCTTTTATGTTGGTATTTTTGCCATAATCACCAATAGAAAGAAATTCGAGCGACCCTTTTTCTCCCTGCATTATGCAGATATTTCCCGTTGGTACTTTAATGTTTCTTGTTATCATTTTAAATGATTTTAATTCACTACAAATATAACAACATTTAATTATATATCAAACATTTTTTATATATAATTATTCGTACCAATTATATGAACATGTCGCCTATGTGAGTTGATATAACTGGTACGTGTAAAACAGCCTCTGAAACACCAATAAACATTGATGCCATTAAGTACAATACCTTACATACACGGCTTAATCTAAAAACAACTCACCTTTAGCTCCTTTAAGCCATCACACCACCAATCAATATATTCCTGCCGTTATCAGAAATAAAAATAGCCTAAACTTAAAGGAATAGGCTAAAAAGGATATGAATAAATAGTTTTAAGTTATTTTAATTCTATTGGTCGCCAATGAGTAATAAAGTCTGATTCCCAATTATTCATCATTGATATAATAAACTGATTGTAGCAATTTACATATGCTATAGTAATGCTTTCTACTGTCGCATCTTTAATTGAGCTATTATAATCTGGCTTCAATAGCTTAACTAAAACATTATTACCCTGTTCTGGCAACTCTTCTTCAATCGGGACCCATCGCTGAGCAAATTCGACACCAGATTTAAAACCATCTGAATGATAATTCTTACATTCAGTAATATAATTTTCGCCCCAAATACTATCTGCATATTCTCTTGCAGCTTCTTCAATTGTTTTCATTATTTTAGTTTTTAAAGTTTACTCAACAAAGATAATCAATTACAAACTATAAGTAATGTAATTACGTGTGTTGTAGAACAGGTTAAAATCTACCAATCTTCAATAATTTAGACGTGTTTGGATGAGCATCTATTTTAATGTTTCTACTTCGCTCAAACCGACGTAAGAAGTTTGCGACATCTCTTAACTCTCTATCTCCAAGATCAATAAACTTTATGTAGTCTGTTTTTTGACCCTGTAAAGAAACGACAGCCCACGATGGAGAATAATGATGATCATATTCGTGTATGTCAACACTTACGTCAATATTGCTTAAGATATTCTTGATGTGAGCTGTGTAAGAGTCGCAAGTTTTGGCAGCATCATTTGCTTTTTGAATTTGTGCATTTAAGGTTGAAAGTTCTGACTTAAACACCCATTTAAAAAATCTTCGTATCATTTTAATTAATTTTAGTATCCTCAAAAATACCAATTAAAAGTAATTTAATCAAGTATTAGTGTGTGTTGTAAAACACAAATACGGATTAAAATTAAGCACACACATACAGTAAACAAAGGAAACATACACTTTATTCCTGATCTGAGTTAAGCAAAATCGCATTGAACCAAAAATACCCATAGATTATTTTTGGGAATGATACACGGGCATCCATCTACCCATTTTTACCCCACCCCCTCATCGAAAGCCATTGACCTATTTTTACGCTGGGTATAAATATGAGCAGTTTGGATATACTAGCACCGGCACATTCCGAATGAACTTTCATTTCGCAAGACTACCCACAGGTATATGTCCACTTAAATCCTCCGGCACTTCCTCGCTTTCCTAAACATACTTTCTGAATAGAACTAAAGTCTATACCAGTTTCTCTGAATGCTTCAGTAGTAGATCCGTATTTAGCCACAAATGAGCCATCTAAATTAAATTGATTGACTTCCTTGCTATTCCAATTCAAAGCACCAACTTTATCTTTATTGATGGTATGATGGTCAAATCCTAAAACATTAATAGCGTGACGAATATTTTCCTTACGTGTAGTCCACTCGATATTCCATGCACAGCAATTTAATTTATCACCGTCCTTATGGTTTAACTCTTTTAATCCTTTTGGATTTGGAACAAAATGAATACCAACCAACCTATGAACTAAAAAAGATTTACGCCCACCGACAGTCAAAGATAAAATCAAATATCCACAATTATTAATACTTGGTTTTAATAACTTACCAGACCTAACAGAAAGTATATTTCCAAAATTACTTACTCTATAATACCTTTCATAACCTTGAATGTCTTTCCAAATTTCAGCTTCCATAATTATTGGTTTAAGTGAAATACAAAGATAATGAAAATGTCTTAGAATATCGCATTAACTCAAAAATAGGCAGGTATTATTTTAACGAATGTAGAATCGAGATGTGTCGTGCTGTTTTTACCCCACCCCATGCAATTTCCATTAAGCTAATATCTTGCTATGTATAAATTAACGTCGTTTAGAATATATGCACACGCAGATCAATAGATCAACTTTTGTTTTTAAAGACTATGCACCCCATACGTTAATATATTTCTATTTAACACTTCATGTAAAAATATGTTTGTCTTAGAATTTATTTTATGTATATAAAGTATTTGAATATCAACATCTTAGATGTATTTAAACCATCACACACACTACTGGAATACTCAGGATTGATCTAACTATGCTCAACATACTCTAGTCGCAGACATAATAAACCATGCTATAATCGCTTAAAACAGGGCTAAACTAACTTATTTAAATGTCTTTACAAGTTGAAATAAGTACAATCTACATAATCAGCACACTATCAGATAGTTACAATATCAGTTGGTTACAGATTGTTACTTGACTCTCGAGCTGATACAAACAACTGTAAGTAAACAGGTATCATCTGGTTACAATCTGTTACCTATTCTTCATCTAACATCTGGTTGACTTCGGTATAGTCTGCATCCTCAACAGCCTGGCGAACGAAGGTAATAGAGGTTACAGTATTGGTTACATCGATCTTGCTATCAACCTGATCCTTTAATCCTAGTTTCCTGATTATTATAGCAGGATTAAAAGCACCTACTAGACCACCTTCGAGTTGGTAGTTTTCAATGATTGATCTTACATATGAA